TTAGGGATAAAAACTGAGTGGTGGATTTTCAAAAAGGTGTTTCTCTCGTACAAGACAAAAAGTACCTTCGTTTCTGGATGCAGAATAGTTTGCATCTGATTTTTGTATTAAAGTTTCCGTGCCATCATCAAGAAATAACTTAATAGTGTGTATCATATTGCTGGTTACATCGTCCCACTGTTGTCCAACAATAATCCCAGCAAACCAACCACCATTTTGCCCAGGTTTAATTTGTTCTTGGGAAGTTGCTATATACTTAACCAGATCACCGATTTCTAGTTCAATTCCGAAATATCTTACACCTATTGCGGTCAATCTAATCAACTCCTAAGTTTATTGTTAAAGCAAAAGAAGCTTCATGACTTAAGCCATAGAAGCTTCTTTTTATTGTCGGGATAAAACATCCTCGTTGACCAATGCAAATGTTCCATCATCAGTTGGTAGCAAATTCGTGTAACTAAGTGTGATTTTAGCAGTATGGTAATGCAGTTCAGACCTTGTAATGGTAAGGTCATTTCCATTACCTAAGAACAGTCTAATTTTATATTTGTAATACATATTTGCATGATCTGGATCGTTAATATATCCGTCGTAATCAACTATTAATCCAACATACTTTTGATTAAGTTGCAGACCTAATTCCGTAACATCATTTGTTCCTGCGGTATACACCACAGTTGATCCAACATCGACAGGAACGCCGTAGTTTTTAATACCGTAAGTATTTGGTGCCATTTTATTATTCTCTCCTTTTATCGCCATTTCACAATTAATCTCGCAACAACTTTCATAATGGAATAGGGACTACCTGCTATAGCAATTCCCTTGGCAGAGTTATTTCGAAAGGCTTCTTTGATGACTGCGTTCTGATCTAATCGCACCATTTTTTTCTGGTTGAAATCAAAATAAGCTGCCACAAAGGAGGATCCGATTGTCGGATTACTAGCTGGTATAGTTAAATAATTATGGGTGGTAAACCGTACTAAACCTGGAGCACCTCCTTTCAAATCTCTTTGTACCTCGATCCATATTTCCTCAATAGTCTTGCCCACCCAAGGGGGTACCGATGGCATAGTACCACCAAAGAACCACAGTCCCTTATGTTGCCCTTGACCGTCATACTCACCTTCTCTTACATTGATGTCGTTCATTCTCCATCCAATGTATTTCGTATACCGATAAGAGCGACCTGAGATCGCAGTGTCTAAGCTGTTATAAGTAGTTGTATTTGTCGTAGTCGATGGTGGGGTAGCCTTTGTACCACCTTCTCCATTTGTGCCAATAGCAGCAGTAGATCCATTGATCATTCCACCAACACTAGCAATAATGTAGTTAGAGGTAACGCCCGTTCCAGAACGTGGGTATCCTGGGGTCAGAGTGTTGGTTAATAAATTGGTACCTCCTGAAAATGTAATTACTCCGCCGAGGGTCGCCTCACCAACACGTCCGCCAGTATTTACAGTAGATCCTACACATGCCTCCAAATGAATGCGACCATGACTCGCTGCCCGTATCGCATTGAGTGCCCAATCTTGCAAATAACAGTGAGACAGATGAATATAACCATTGTCATTCCATGCAATAGCGTTGGTATTATAATTCGTTGTCCCAGGAACATTCGCAGAAACGTAACATTCTCGAAAATATACATACTGTGATTTAGAGCCAAAGTTGGTTGCACCACTTGTTCCACCACGATGAGTACGAGGAAAGTATTTTCCATAAAAAAAATTGACCCTTTTGGTAGTTCCATCAAAGTTCATATCAGCAGTGATAGTATGATGGGTATAGGCGTAAGGTGCAGCTGCTCCTGTACGTATACCACCATAGATGGTGATCGCGTTCAAACCCATATAACCCGCAATAACAATATCCTCTACCAAATCACTTTCGATATAGATCGTGACGTTTCCGTCACATAGTCGCGGAGTAAGTTGCATCGCACGGGCAAAACTGGCCAATGCGGTTGCTGATGTAAGACCATCGTTTTCGTCGTTTCCACTAACTGCATTAACATAAAAAGTAAAATCCTCATTGCTATAACTAACAACAGAATCCGAATTGACAATTCCAGCATTAAGAACAGCAAAAGAAGCTTGTTTATTATCGATTCTGGCGGTTTCTTCTCCTGCTGCATTCAGAGAACGAAATGCTTGGAAGTTATTAGACAAGTCACCCACTGTAAAGGTTTGACTAGCACCACCTAACACACCCGGCCCCGCGACCTGTATTTTAAAGAAATGCCAATAGTATCCGTCTTCATCAGATGTTCCTGTGATTTTGAATTCACCTGAATCGTAAGGGAAACTTACTTCGTCAGGTAATCGAACGAATGTCAGTCCGTCAAATGATCCCCACAATTTATAAGTTCCTACATTGGGGTATAACACAAAATTGAGCTTCAACACATATTCATATACGCTATCGGGTACGGGAACAAGGTCAGTAGAATCAAAGTTTCTGGATTCAATTACATTATCATTAATATCCCTCAACTCTACTAATCCTGAAGTGATTTCCTCTGCGGTAAAAATGGACGTATATCCCAGTTGGACAGTGTTTGTAACCTCAATGGTGATGGATTCCTCAGATTGCGAATAGGCTCCTTTCGTGTCATCTTGCGTAGGTCCATATACGACAACATGTCCACCAGCTACTCCTGTATTTTGTAAGCTATCTCTACCTTGCTGGACGATTGTAGGTGTAGAAGAAAGGACTGGAACATATTCACCAAGTGTAACTTCATTTTTTTCTTTATCCTTCTTGCTCGTTTTCTTTTCAATAATCCGAGCTTCTAGAAGCAGTGGTGGATGGAATGTTTTATCTTGGATTTGAATGTTGTCTCCAAGCGAAACTCTGTGAGCCTCGTATCCGGTTATGTCTTCCAACAAAACAACCCCGACATTGTAAGTGAATCGGGGTTTGGATAACTCATCTAATTTGGCTTTTGATTTGTTGTAGAGATCCACTTGATTCTCTACTTGATCATCTTTGAAGATATAAAACTTATGCTTTCCCTTGTCTCCCCATCGTTCACGAGCTGAAGTATTCCCGATCCAATAGGATTGTTTTTCATAGCCTTCAGGTATCGTCGGATTATAATTACTGAATGTCATGGGGTTTCCGTTGCTATCGTCTGGACCTACTCCAATGACAGCAGTAATAATATCATCACTATTAATGGTTCTATCCACTTGATCGGTTAGATCGTATCCATAAGAGAAAACCTTTCGTGTGTTGTTTCCACGTTGCCTAACCATGTCAATGTACTTACCTATTACCTTTGTACCGTCGAATTCTACTCTGAACTTGATCTCCGCTTTAAATTTATCCATTACTTGATGTACAGCTTCAAGAGCACTAATATAACCATCAAATTTGAAGTCTTGTACACCGGAATAATCTATCCTACCTGGTTGCCATCCGGTATTCTGCAGAATGGTCTCCATTACTTGCGAAATCGTTTGACTAGCCAAAGTAATGGGGAGAATGTATTGATCCGATACATCCGTTACTGCTGAATTTTCCGCACGAACGTATAGAGATCGAGTGGATCGACTCATTTTGGTTTCTTTGATACGGAAAAGTTCATATTCTCCCTCGATCTCTTCGTTAGGACGAACGACCAGGCCTTCGTTTACTATCTGCATAACAGTTGGATGATTAAAAGGTACATAAAACTCAAAAGTTAGTAGCCCATGTTCCAGCTGCTCTGTTTTTAAATCTCCCCAATAAGGACAAGCACTGGGAAGCTCACAACTGAGAATGGAAACTAACTTCTCCTGTTCATCTAAAATAAAGAGATAATCATTCATCACTTCCACCTCTCACGATAAGTAATGGTTCCACTTGCAATTGGTGGAGTAATCGATAGATTGGTGATACCTGGTTTTAACTTCGGATAACTAAATCCCAAATCCCCTAATGTATCAAACGCTGGCTCTCCGTTTTTCAATATCGTCCCAGTCATAGAATCGATAAACAGTACATCCTTTAATCCATTTCTATTTTCAAATACATACGGCACTTGATTAGAAGTAAGGGTTTTTTCATTCCAAACGCGAACCTCGTTGATGTTCATTGTTGGAATAACAGTAGTTGAACCGTATTGGGCAATGTGTACCTGTATCCCTGCCAACTTTGTCTGAAAAGCATTTGCTGTGTCGTAAAAAATATAGTTATACCTTCCAAAAAAGTTGTACTTGCTGTCTAGTTTTCCAATTTGAAACGTGTACTTCTGTCCGATGCGTTGGAGATAGAGCCGAGCATAACAGTTGGTATAGTACTCTTTTCCAATCTCTGAATTCACCAAGTACTTGGTTGTTCCCAATCTTGCTTCCACTCTACCGGATTTGCTTGCAGCTGTAGAATCTACTAGTGCCATCTTACCTATCACAACATTATTGATGTCTAGTAAATAGATTTCTATTCTCCCAAGTTGATTTGGTGCGGTCATTTTGAAATTTACAAAGTATTCCACTGTAAAGTCTTGGATTTGTTGCCCTAAAGCCTTCACTAAAGCCCCACCATGCCAGGTGGATCCGGATCCATAGTCATTTCCTGACTGCTTGATGAAGTTACCATCCGAAACCAGCGTACCTGCAATACTCCCACCATCTACAGCTATACCACTGGACCATCCAGATGTTGTTTCACATTTATCTTGTAATACCAAAGTTCGTTCGGTGGTGGGTGTCGTTGTATCCACTGGTGCCGGTTTCCCAAAGTAGATGAATTCATCATCCGTATAGATGGCAAATTCCGTTGTATTTTGGTCAAAAGTAAGCTCAATCTGCGGGAAGGCATCCACATTCCCATTGTTTGTGATGGCTATGGGATCAGTAGTTGTCGGAGCAATAGGAATGACAATTTCATCATCGTCTACTGCATTGGGATCAGGGATCTCAAAAATAAGTGTCGTTTCTCCAACGGATGCTAGTTTTTTTAGGTCTGTGTCTCCAGATAAAGTGGCGTAATATATCCGGTTTGGCTTGAATTCATAATAAAAAACAACTGGTAGCTCGGTATCTAACCACTCTGCCAGCTGATCTTTCAACTCCCAAAGCTCGATATTCGATTTGGTCTTGGTTTGGATCCGTATTTTTTCAACCCTTATCCCTTTACTTCTCCCAAAAGAGTAAACCCCATCCCTACCTGGTATATCAACTGTATTTTGTTTCGAGGTAGGGAGGATTTGAGTACTAATCTCTGATACATAGATTGGGAATTCACTACTACTCCTGCTATTAAAGAAAAAAGAGCTCAAGATCGTTTCCCCCCTGCTCTCGCTTTGATTTTCTTTTTCTGATACATGACTTCATCCAATGTTTGTGCGAGTTTGTCATAGTCTTCTTTTGTTCCATTAAAGTTCTCAATATGAACATAAACGCCACCTAGTGCAGATGGGACAGTTTGAAGGGAGTTCCCACTGATCCATCCAGTTGCAACACTTGGTACGGTGGTTCCCGAGCTCATCATTTCTAGTTGAGCAGCTGCTTTGCTTGCTAATGTTTGAAGCTTTGGAATACCAGCTTCGATCCCACCTGCAAACATGCGAATAAAATTTGGTGCCCATTTATCGGAATCAGCAGCTGGCCCTTTTTCGGTAGGTGAGCTAAAACCAAGATAACTTTTGACTTTATCTGCAATTCCTTTGGCTGCTGAGATCACTTTCTGACCAGCTGATCGTACTCCATCAGCAAACATACTAATCAGATTGGATCCCCATGCCCGTGCGCTACTGGCCATTCCAGATAGGGTACTTTTGATGCCATTGGCCATACTCACTACTTTGTTTTTTGCTTGAGTGAAGCCAGAACTGATTTTATTTACCACGGCAACGACAGCTGCTACAACTAATGTCCGTATAGCTCCCCACACGCCACTGAAATAGCTACGAATCCCGTTGAAAATCGAAACGGTAATGCTACGAATGGCTGCAAATCGAGTTGAAAACCAAGCTGCAATTCGAGCTAGGAAACTGGAGACACCAGATGAAATACTGGCCCATAATCGAGAAAAGAAACCAATCGCACTTGATCCAAATCCTCGGAAGATAGAAAGTACCCTTGCTAACAGTACCAAGTTGATGAAATTCCAGATGAAAATGAGAGCATTGACGAATATATTTTTAATATTTTCCCAGGCAGCAGAGAAGTTGCCACTCCAAAGATTTTGGACCAAAGAGATAATATTGGTGATAATCGCAATCCCTGAAGTGATAATGGCCTGGATATTAGCCCATGCGCTCTGAATGACAGCAACCACGATTGGCCAGATAAAAATGAATACTTTTTCGATGATCGGATACAAAAAACCGATTACCTGAGCGATAACCGGAACAACTGCACCTATTACGGATGAAATAAGCTGAAAAGCAGAAGAAACAATATTTCCTATTGCTGGACCCTTTTGTTCTAGGAATGTAAAGACGGCAGTGAATGCTGCTTTGATTTGGTTGACGATCGTAGTGATGGTTGCAATTTTATCGGGAGATAGACCCAATGATTGTAAAAGATTTGTGCCCTGTCCTTGGTTTCCACTGAAAATAGCAAATATACCTCGAATAAAGGTGGCAATATTTTGGATGACAGGTTTTGCAGCTTGGAATCCAGCAGTCAACCCATCTGCTAGACCTTTGAGTACATCAACGATTGTTCCAACTGATCCCTTCAGCAAAGGAATTCCATTGTTAACAATGAAGTTGATGACTTGGGCGATGTTATCTCCTAATTGAGTCCAAAAAGAAGATGCAGTACTTCCATCGCTTCCGACCATTGCATTGATAAGATCCAAGAAGGCTTGACCTAATTGTTTTAGGCTAGGAATCAATGGTTGAACAGCTGTAAGGATCGTTTGTTTTATCTGATTCCATCCATTGATCAGGCTGTTCCGGAAGTTTTCCGAGTTTCGCCATAGGGCAAGAAAAGTGCCACCCAGAAGCACCAATGCTCCCGCTACAATAGAAGCTATACCAGCAACCCGTAGAAAACCGAGAACAAGCGGTTTAACGGAATTAAAAAGCAAAGTAAAAGCAGCTGCCATCCCGTTCGCTCGACCAATCCCAATGGCCATTGGAGACAATAACAACGTCACAACTGTAAATAAATACAAGAACATCCCTGTTAACTGAGTGATGGCTGGATTTAGCTGGTTCAACTTTTGTAAAAACACTGCTATTTGAGTAGTCGCATCCACTACCTTAGAAGCAACCTGTCCCCATATTTGAATGAAAGGTTGGAGTGCATCAAGCCAGGTCTTCTTCGCTTTCTCCACTGAGATCCCCAAAGGGGTCAAAGAATCCTGCAATTCTTTGATCTTCTGGTCGGTTTCTTTCTTTAAACCAGCCAACTCACTGATTGCCTGGGTGCGAGCTAATCGATGTTTTTCTCGCCATAAAGCAACATATTGATTCAGTTGTTTGTCGCTCAACCTGGTTAATGCTCGAATTTCAGCAGAAGCACTAGGTCCTAGCTTCTGTAACTCTGCAATCAGCCCCTCATCTACGCCACGTTTGGCTAGAATCTTCAAATTGCTAGACCAAATACGTAAAACAGATACTTGCCCTTTCAAATTATCGATCAGCTGCTTGCCGGATACTTTTGCTCGCTGGACCACTTGTTCAAATAAACCAGCAAAATTATAAATTTCCTGGCTGCGTTGGGACAGAGCATTGGTATAGTTCTGAAGGGCAGCCCTCTGCTGATCCAAAACTTCACTGACTTGTGGACCTCGCGCTAATCGATACATTCCTAATGTAAAAAGACCAACTGCAATGAGAGCAGCCATCGAGAGAGCTTGAAAACGAGCCAACCCTTGGTTGATAAGTTGGATGCGAGAAAACAAGTCTTTCATGGAAGCATTCGGACCTAACATGGTGAGGGCAAGATTTGCTGCAGTTCCCTTTTTAGCTGTCTCCTCTAGACGATTACCAATGCTTAAAAATGCACGATCAACAGCTTGGATGTGACTCACTTCAGGAAGGATGTCCATCATTTTCTGGGATTGCGTTGCTTTGGCATTCATTCGATCCACCGAAAGCATGAACTTGTCCCGATAACCCTCCATTGCAATGGCAGCTTGATTGGCTGCATGCTGTGTGTTCACACCCAAATCATTGATCATGTTGACATACTGCGATCCGCCTTTGGAAGCAGCTACCATTGCACGTTGGACATCTTGCGTTTTTTGTTCGAGAACTTCCATACCAGCTAGATAACTAGAAAAATCACCTGAATCTCTTAGCTGTTCCAGGCTACTTCTCGTGTCTGCTATTTCTTGCTGGAAAGAAACCAATTGTTGTTCTGCTTCTTCCACGGATAACTTTACTTCCCCGTTATTGGAAAGTCCTAAAACAGCAAGTTGTGTCTCTTTGGTAACTTGGTTGAGGTTCTGAATGATCTTGATTGCTTCTTTTCCAGAGTCAGATACACTGTCCATCTTCTCGAATCCAACGCTTGCTTGCACAGCAGAGTCAGCTAACTGATCCAGGGAACGAGAGCCACTGTCTCCAGTTTTCTGTAATGCCTTCAGTTCTTTTTCTGTTTTCGACAGTTCCTGCTGGAATGGTTTTAATCGATTTGGAAGAGAATCCAATGACCTACCAGCAGATTGTTGTAATTGTTTCGCAGATTGTTCCAAACGTTGAAATGGATTGAACCGTTGGAATGTATTTTTCAACCGTTGGCCAGATTGTTGTAGTCGCTGAAAAAAACCATTGGATTCCTTCTGTGCTTGTTTGGAATCTGCGACAATATCAACCTTCATTTCCCCTGCTTTGGCCATCTAATCCCCTCCTCCTTTCTTCCACCAAGTTCCAGTCATGTGGTTTTTATATTGTTCCTCCGTTTCGTGAGGAGATCCGGACTCCTCAAAAGAAGGAAGGATTTTATTCATTGCTTTTCCTTTATTGAGCATCTGATCTGCAAGGAGAGCAACACCACGAAAGACCTCTACCGATCGCAATTGACTTTCTTGCCATTTTTCCTTGGATGCTTGTCGAAATTTCCTTATTAACCATTCCGGAGTGTGAGAAATTACGTATTCCTCTGTATAGTGAAAATGAGATGCTACAAAACCGATCTGATCTATGAAGACTTGGACAATGTCACTCCATTCGAATCGTTTGCTGGAAAGAGATTGTCCAGAAGAGTCTTGAAGTTTGGAATGTCCTTGTTGAACATTTTCTTCGCCAGCTTCTGGACTTGGGTAAAAGTTTTGGATAGATTGGTTTTCTCCGCATATACCAAGAAAACATCGAGTACTTCATTTAAATCCAATTCCAGAGCTACTCGATCTTCTACATCTAATAAGATCGATAGAATGCGTATTAACTGTTCTTCCTTTAATCCTTCGATAATAACTGCTACTTTTTCCATGTCTGTTAAGCTTTCATCCAAAAGAGAAGAACGAGCTTGGTCCCACATTTTACTTCCATCGACCCCGATAAATTTCACGATTCGAATGATCTTAAACATGGATAGTTTGGGGATGTTTAACTTGGATCCATCACTTAATGTAATTTCTCCGATATATTGTTCAAAATCTAATGATTGTAAAGCTTGTTTCATCTTTTTCACCTCTATTTTATTTCCTCGATTTCGTAGTACACATTTTCATCTTCACTCAAGCCATCCACTGGAAATGCCTGTAATTGCAAAGGTAATACTCGTTTTTCTCTGCTATAGGTTTGTTCTTTTTCATCTCCGCTGATTTTGGCTTTCATGATCACGCACATGTATAATGTACCGTCTTTCTTTTGGGTGATGAGGGCATATGTCATGAAAGGAATCTCGTTGACGGTACCAAAACCAATACGTCGAGTACCCAGATCCGTAACTGGAAAAACATTGTCGGTAGTGGTATAACTCGATGCCAACGGATCTGCAATGGTAATGGTATCCGTTACAATGGCTTTGATTTTCTTCATCTCATTGCCAATTTTTAACCATCCTCCTACTTTAAAAGCAGCAGGCACAGCTGGGGATAGCTTTAGATTCGTAGCTCCAGTGGTAACTGCAGCATTAAGTGTAGCGGATGTCCCCAGTACAGGCTCTGCTTCCACAATCGAACCACCGATCAAAGCCAGTTGTCGATTTTCGATGGTGTTTTCAGCTAACTGTGTCTCCAAAATGTGTTCCCAAGTGGTGATGTAGGTATCCACCACACCAGCTTGATCCACTTCAAAATCTTCCGTATCAAAACCACGGGAGGTAGTAATTCCTTCTACGGTCGCTCCTAAATCGCGCCATCCCGTTTTCAAATCATATGGATCTGCTAAATCCATGACATCACTGATCTTTGTAGGAAAAGTTCCATCATATGGTTTTACCACCAATCGACCAGGACCACCTACAATATTCGTTGAATCTACCTTAAAAATAGATCCTGCCATTACCTATCACCTCGTTTTAGTATTAAGCCTCTAAATGTTCCAACCGCATATAGCACCAAGCCTCTGCTTTTCCTGTGTCTACATCCTGACTTGGGATGGGATTGGATTCTTTTTCACACCAAACCACCTGTAGACCGGAAATAGAAGAAGCGTATCGTTCCAGCAAATTCATTGCTTGAATCAATACGCTCATCGCTTCATAATCTGTCTCAGATCGGGCTAACAATTGTACCCTTGTGTAACCATTCCCACCTGCATTTTTTACGAGCAAAGCTGGCAATGTAGGATTGATCCATTGGTTTCCGTACACATGGACATCTACTCTTGCATCCAAAAATTGAAACAATGGAGGAATGGGATCTTTGTAATCTATCATGCTAAATCACCTATCTGGTGCGTTGTGAACAACAAAACGCAACAAATATTCCAAAACTCTAATATTCATTTGTTCGTTTGATTCGTTTGGTTTGCGTGTTATTTCTACCATACTAGATGCAGTTTGATTGTGACTTGTTTCATCCTTATGAAAATGAATCCTAGCAATAAGATTTGTTCCATTGAATAGGTATTCAATTGGATATCGTTGTTTTAATTCAGATTCCATATCTCGCATATCATCAAACCTTTCAATTATTAATTCTATATGGGGTAAGGCACCGATGCGCACATCGAGGGCCGATATTGGAATTAATTACAAATAAGGATATTGTTTAGTACAAAGAAGAGGTTATTAAACGGTCATTGAATATCGAACAAAGAATATGAACACATCCTCTGTTAGAAAGTATTTATTTTTGAAATAACTTGATCCAATCTAGTTATTTTTTTGTTATTATAAAATAAAAGTGGCTGCCAATTTGCGGTGAATGGAGACACAGATGGCTACCAACACTACCCCGAACACGAGTCTGCTGGAACTTTTCGCAGAAGCTTCTGGGCGTCCGATACTGATCCTCTCAGCCCCGGTCCCACTATCCATTGGTCAGCGGGATACTGAATACTGGGAAGTGTGCACAAAGCTGGCCGATCTGGGTATTCAATACCAGAACGCCTCTTTGCCGGATGGTGTATGAGAAGACTCTGGAGTCTTTTCGTCGCTGAACGGGAGTCATCGGGACCACTGGTAATCTTCAGTGGTCCCACCCCAATTTGCTTACAAAGATAGACTCCTCCCTTAAATGTATTTCATTTCCAGAGTGGCACCTCAATGTGCAAATCGGTGACTTAGCCCTATATCTATCCAAATACTTTCTTCACTTGCTCGGTAGATACCACTTGTATGCGATCTTGAGATGCATCCAGGGCACGACCAAAGATGTTGTATCGTTTCTCTAATTCTTCTGCATACTCCACGTTAGAACCAAGAGATAGAGTCGTTCTACCACTTTGGCTTTCATCCAACTCATACAGTACATCGCCCTCTGTTGCTTGAGCTGTTCGATCATTTTTGTTTTGTGCAGGAAAGTTTGTGAGGTATCCGATGGAGTTGATATATAAACCAGTATCAATATGGTCATCGTCTCGTGTGATTCGTTTGGCAGCATCTGCCCAAACGATACCAGAGGCTTCTACGACTTGTTTTCTGGCCTGTTTGAATTTGGCTTCTATCTCGGATGCATTTACTGTTACATCCACCTTTATGTTAATCCCACTAGCCACTAGGCATCACTCCCTTGTAAGATGACCTCATAATGATGCAAACGAATGCGACCATAAATGGGTCGGATATTCTGGATACCAAATGTTCCAGACAACACAGGATGTCTTGTATCATCTTGAATCTGCTTTATTTTCATGGATTCCGTTAATTCTGTTTGGGCTGAGAAAAACAACATGTTTTCCAAAATGTAATCTACACCAGACTCATCGCTGGATACCCTTCTGCGAATCTGATCAGCTCGACAAGCTACATTCGCAATCTCGACATCTTCATATATCGGGCGACCATACGGATCCTTTCCTACTTCTACTCCAGGCTTGACCAAAGTGCAACGATGGACAAGGTTGCGCTCAAATATCATCAGCATCGACCTCGTCTATCACTTGGGCCTGATACACGAAAGAAGAAAGAAGTTGGTTCTGCAGGTATTAGCGATTGGAGAATTAAGTCCAGTTCTTTATAACCCGTTCTTGTGGCTTCAAATACTCGTTCTTTGTAAGAATCTACCGTGGTTACATCTTTCATGGTGTAGCTGTACGATCCGATTTTTTCTGATTCAAGTGGACTCAATTCGCTTTCTTTTATATCCGGATGATCATGAAACCATAGGTACTCCACCAGTAGAACAGATGCAATCTTGAGATCGGATAACAGCACTGGATCCGTTTCTCCTTCAAATGTTCGTAAGGCAATTCGATGAATCCAAGCTGTTGCTCTCTCCAAGTAATTGGTTATTTTGGAATCAGAGAGAGATGCCACATCCGAAAAAGAGGTCATCTCTCTGACTTGATCGATGGTGGCGTATGCCATTTATTCCACCTCTACAATAAAACCAGCCTCAATCCTTGCCAATAAATATGGAGAAGGATTCGCTGGGAGCTCCTTTTCTTGGTCTCCAACCAATGAAAAAGACCCTTCCGCATATTGCGTATTCGGGTCTTTGAGCTTGTATTTCTTCGTTTTTTCCTTCTCTTTTTTCGCAGCTGTCATTGGCCAATCCCTCCTTTATGATCTAGCAGAATCAATGGTGATAATCAATCGTGCGTTCTTTTCAAATGGAATAAACTCACTAATCTCTGTACCATAGGAGCCTTCTACCTGTGTCTTGGCACTACGCTCAAACTCTACACCGAAAGATTTGTATACATGGCGATTCAACGCAAAAGAGGTATCAACCAAGATCACTCGGTTGTCAGGAACCAGATTATTGATGTGCATCGGAATTTTTAATGGAGATGGCCACTCTCCTTTTTTTAAGCTGTCGATAAATAGATAGTTGTTATCTCCGTTTTTGAGCTCCGCAATCATAGCAGCAGTCTTGAGATTCACTATCAATCGTTTAGCGGTAAAACCTAGATCTGAGTCCATGTACGAAACCGCATAGAATAAATCTCCAAGTGTAAGCGTATTGGCTGTTTTTACCCCGATGGTAGGAGCAGCATCGTATCCATCTGGAAAATATCCATTCAAAAGGCGGTAAACTGCCGTATTCTCATAGTCACGACCTAGTTTCTTACCAAGTTTCATAAACCACAACGATACCAAATCGATGTTGGCGGATTTGGATTCATCTGTCCATTCAATCCCACGTCCGCGTTTGTGCATTTTATAACTCTTATCCCCAACTTTAATCGTGCCAACAGGGATTGGAGCACCTTGCCCTACATCTCGTAGTTGTACTTCATCCTCATCAGAATCCAAGTAATAGAAAGTTCCAGACATTTGATCTTGTGGAATATCTTTGATTATAAGGGATTGCCAATTGGCTTCCTTTTCAAATCCGATTCTCAGACCATCCTCTACTACTGCATTAAACAATGGTTTGGTTCCGTCATTGCTTAGCAGCGTCCGAACTTGTTGTTTTCCTAATTCTTCAATTCCTAATGCTCGAATGACTTCTTTTAACTGAACACCTTCTGATGATAAATATCTTTTAATTGCATGCGAGTCGGTACGTTGGTATTTTTCCTGAAGAAAAGCCTTCAAGGAAGGTCCTGTACGAATTTCTTTTTCTAATCCTTGGTGGTTTTTTAGTCGAATAGTCATCTTATTTCCTCCTTAAGGCATAGCCACTTCGATAATTTGTTTAACTGTATCTACATATAAAACGAATGTGCCATTTGCAGCTGCTGCTGTTCTCATTTTGGAAGCACCATCTGACTCCACTGATGCACCAATCGTTGGAGCTGTTCCGGAGTATGGGAAACTATCAATACGAGAAAATCCGTATAGTTGGCAACCCAATGGAGTGCTAGCATCCGCAACATCGTGAATAGCAGTCAATTGCACAGTTTCTCCTGCTTCACATTTCGCAGCACTATAAGCAGCGGTAGTGATGAGTTTTAATCCATCCCCTGCCTTCACTGGTGCTGCTTCGGTCGCAGCTGGTACTAAGACGGTTACTTGTAATCCATATTGATGTGGAGATACTCCACCAACTCGTGTTCCGTACATTTACACTCACTCCCTATTCGAAAATGTTTTTATCTTGGAAAGGAACTTGTTTGGTTGGTTGTGGTTCCATTTGTTCTTTTTCTGTTTGACGACCAGCAGTAAATCGTTGTGTTGTTTCGTCTTCGTAGGATTTGATTTCATCCTTCACAAACTCGATATCATTCGCTCGGACGAGCATTTGACGGTATTTCTCGGCATCGAAGCGATCTCCTTGAGCACGGGTACGTGCTTGCACGGCTTGATCAATCAAATCAGCCACATATTGCTGCCCTTGTTCTGCCTCCCGTTTTAGCTGACGAATCCCCTCAACATTTGCCAGATTACCTAGCTCATTGCGAATTACAATGTCTTCCTCTTGGCGAAAAGGGACCCCTTCGCCCTGCAGAACCTCGTACACTCTTGCTTTCTCCAATTTATTTTCGGTCAAAGCTTGGCGCAATTGATCCAATAAATTCAATGTTTTTTCCTCCTTTTTGGGCATAAAAAAAGAACGTTTCCCATCATCCAACCGGACTTGGTATTGGCGTTCTAACTTAACGATATGATGCGGAGATAATTCCCCTTGTTCGACGTATTGACGGGCTTTATCGATATAAGCTCCAGGAGTCGCACCTTTATAGACAGTAGAGACTTCACGCAATCGAGCATCCACTACCCAAACAAAACTCATTCTTCCCAACTCATCTTCCAGTCCAGGAAAGTGGGTACATTCCCAATCGTATAAATCTCGATTACAGGTACCACATCGATAATTCATTTTTTCGCCACCAAAACCAATGGACATATCTCGAATGATCCCTGCTTTGATCGCTCGAATGGCATCATTGGTATTGGTTCCGTTTATTTCTAGGTTACGGATCATGTACCAATGACCGCGTACAGCATTGCCAGAACCATCATCAGATAAGATCAATTCCCCATTGTAGGATCGGCCATAAGGATTCTCCATGATGTTGTGGCCTTGCTGGAGACTGACTCCTGTCTTTAAATCTTCTGCATAATTTTTCAGTGTGGTAGATGGATCCATACGAGTAAAATAGGCATCTAATCGATCATTGGAACAGATCCCAGAAAAGGTAAAGACATCTTCAAGCGTCACAGGGTCAATCGTGTGTCGATTGATTAAATCAAGGTTTGTATCTTGTTCTTCTGTCGTCAATCGAACGGGCAAATGTAAAACCTCGCTCAACTTACTCCCCTCCTTTCCATTTGGCTATATTCCTAATTCTTTAAAAGTCTCATTAAAAGGGAAAAAACCTATAAACGGCAGTCGGCTGGATCCTAGGATCCAGCCGACCTTCGTCACCTATCAGGTGTGTACCTATCAAGGCGACGTGCCGTATGCTCTACTCGAAATGAGGCTCAGACCTCCTCCTTGCGGGGCTTGTTCCTGATGCTCCGGAACAACGCCCTGGCGAGGAAGAAGGTGGCGATCACGGACAGGGCCAGCAGAACGCTGATCACCAAGTTCGGGATGCTCAGAATCCTGTCCTCGTACTCCTCTCCCATCGACCAGACGATGCCGTTGAGCAGCGCAACGCCGATGATCGGGGCCAGAACACCCCAAAGTGTGCTCTTGGGACGCCGGTTCATATTTCCTTCTTTCCGTGTGAGCTTACGGTTGTACATTTACTATAACATACAAAAAAGAGAGTTAGCATCATAATTACTCTCTTATTCACCTTGATAAACAAAAACACCCAATTTGTCTTCTTCTCCTTCTAGAATACGGAAATATCCACATCTACAATTGATAATGTTATCTGCCGATGCTCCGAGGCTTGTATCTCCAGGGAAAAGAAGTTGTTCTCCATTGACTTCAAACGGTTCATCCAGAGAACGTATCTGACCATCCGCTTCCAAATGCCATTCTCTCGTTCGATCGGGTTGATGAGCAGCAAACCATTCTTTGCCGATTACCATCTCGGATTGTTTATCTGCATGAAACTGGCCAGCGCGAGAAGCAGAGATCATCTGTGTCCGAGCAATGGTCTTTGCTCTATTCTCTTTGAATCCATGAGCTTCCTGTAAAGCTTCCGCCGCTTTCGAGATAGTGTATTTCCCCTCGGACACTACATCCCATAGCGTCATCACGACATCATGATCCGTTGTTTTTTGTATATATTCCGCATCTGTAAATGCTCTATTGGACAACCACTGCAACAGGTTCTCATGTTGAGAATCAAAATCTATCTCTGCTTGTAAGTCTAGTAGAGATGCCTCACCCCCTAAAATTGCTGCCTGTTCCATCCAATCTTGACCCATCGCTTCCCAATCTCGAATGAAAATATTCGAATCATAGAGGATAAATCGCATGACCCAATCCACGAATTCATCCGTAGGATCGACCTGTCTTTGATGTAACTTTCGAATGCTTTCGATTCCAACCATCAAGCGAGTAGGAATCTCATCGGCTTCTTTTATTCTTTCGATATAAGTAGTGAGCTGGCGTTGTAGAAGATTATGTATATCTTCTATTGTACTCGATGTTAAAGTAGCCAGTTCCTTCGACCAGGAGTCCGATAAATCTGCTACGAATTTATCTGATCGAGTGAGCTGAATGGCCCGTCGCAGTCTATCCTCTTTTTTTTTAGATGGTGTTTCTTCTATTGAATCTTCTTCGATTGGAGCAGGTGTGAGAATAGTAGGTTGTGGATCCGCCACTGCATCATGACCAACTATCGCATTGGCAGCCTCATTATTATCTGCCCAACCCTGGCTAACCTTCTTGATCCAACTGTCTACTTCCAGCTGCTCGGCTCGTGCTTCTTTTTCTCTATCCGTTGTTCGGAGTCTATCAAAAGTCAGTTTGCAAGAGCTTTGCTTCCCTTTAATTTGTAGAGCAAGATCATAGGCACGTTCGAGAAGACGCTTGGTCGCACGTTGTATGCTCTCAATACCAGCAACGTATATCTGCCACTGAATGGATCCGTGTGTCTCCGTGCTGCCTTCGTTTCGTCCTAATAAAATAGGAAGCTGTTTCAATGCAGATACGACTTGTTGGTTAATGACATCAATGATCTTGGTTACATCTATCGATTTCCCATTTGTTCCACCAACCATGTTTATTGCAACGGAATCCGTATGAAAGAAGTTGTCATCTGGCTTTAAATTCTTGAATCCTCCTTCAATTTCAGCAATATAGTTCATTACAAATTCTCGGACTGCATCGGCTCCCTTTGCTTGTATGGAAGGCGGGATATTCTCCATAATGGCTTGCTCTGTAACTGAAATATCAAATCGAGCATGACCTTGGTTATGAGCGACCGCTTTTAAATCCCGTAAAACTTCTACTTGAAAAAATACGATTTGGAGTATGGGTAGAATCGGACTTCGTCCATAAGGATCGCCAATGTCCGGATCGATCGGATAATAGAATACCTGCTCTGGATTTAATACTTGGTATGTGCCGTTCCAACGTTTTTGCACCAGTTCTAATTCATTGGTATCTTCATTTCTACGAAAATCCAGAGTGCTCGGATCAATGGCATGAAAATCAACTACTTCGTTCAATCCCTTATTCAATTCAATTTCCAATGCGATAGCACCTTGGGTATATCCAGTGAGATTTAATACATTGATCAGTTGATCGGCTCCTCCTCCATAAATTCGTCCAACACGCTTGGCCAACGAATCCAGATACTCTAATCCTTGTTTATCTGGTTTTCCTGTATGCTTAAGACATTCCAACTCATGCCCTTGATTGGACAAGCGGAGAAAGTTCCAAATGGCCAAACTAGCGTCGGGATTAATATCTCGAATCAAGCAAAGAGAATCCATGACAGTCTTGCTTCTTATCTCTTTTCGGGAGATAACACTATCGTACCAACCAAACTGTTTTTCCCACTTTTCATTGGTCTGTCTTCCACTTTCCAATCGATTGGTTACCAGTGTTCGCAAACCATTAAAGTATTTTCTTGCTTCTCGTCTAGATCGCCAAGCATTGATTTGATCGATTGGCCACATTATCTATTTCACCCCCTTCACAAGTGGTAAAGATGCATATTCAGGTATGACAATTGGTTCGTAAAATGCCAAGGCTATGGCATCAGCACGGTCAGGTGAATCCAATCCACGCTTTTTCATTTCTTCTTTTCTTTCCAATGCGATGCGACCTCGGCTGGTCATTTTGAATTTTCGAGATGAGAGCTGAAAAATTAACTTCTCATCATTGGGCAATTCAATGATTTCCTCTGTTCCATTTAAAAATGCCTTCATGTTTTCTTCCAGCAATGACCGGATGTTTCCCCAGATCTCTGTACCTAAATTGTCATAGTGGTCATCGTTGGCTTTGCCATTATTGATTACCCCATGTACCTCAAACGGCAATACTTCTTGCTGGATGACCTCGTTTAACTGATCGGTAACACCTCCACCAACTCCTGAATCATCGACTTTAATCATCACACGCTGAACTTGCGGATACTGTTGCATCAGTTCTTTTGCTTTGGCGATGACATGTCCGGTCGTTTCGGTTGTTCCTTGTTTGTGATACTGATAAAGCGGTAGTGCTTTATTATCAATTCGTGGAGCAATAATGGTGTGATCCGTTCCGAATCTGGCTACGTCTACACCTAAATGAAGAACCTGAATTGCTTCTCGGATAAGTAGTTTCGTATTCGCACCCTGCTCCACAATATCCAGTGGAATGAAAGCATCACTATCACCACGGGGAAACTCTCCAAAGATGCGGACCCTGGCGGTATCGGATTCTAGACCATACTTCTCTAAGAGCATCTCAATATTGTCCTTGCTGGTTCGAGAGGAATCCATTGATGAAACCTTATGAGTTTTATATCGATGCCGATCACGGTTGTGAGAATCATAAAAAACCCCACTCGTTCGGTTGGGGTTCCCACATAGCAATAATTTATTGTTTCCACCTGACAATGTACCAAGGATAGCTTCCAAGATGTTATCCGCGACACCAGAAGCCTCATCCACGACAAATAACATGTTGTCTTCGTGAAAACCCTGCATGTTCTCAGGCTTGGTTGCTGTTTTAGCTGTAGCGAACCATCTTTCCTCATGCTTTTTCATGTACACTTTCGTCTTTGTCCATTTTAAAAGATCACGGAGAATAGGACTCTTCGATTGCCATTTGCTGATTTCAGCCCATAGAACATCGAAAAGCTGTTGCATGGTCGGAGCTGTGGCTACCACTTTGGGGTATGAGAAACATGTCAGAAACCAAAGAATCGTAACGGCTTCTAGTCCTGTCTTTCCAACACCCTGACCAGATCGAACCGAAATCCGAGGGCTTACAGCTAAATCTTTTAATACTTGGAGTTGCCAATCGTCTGGTTCAAAAAAGCAAACTTCTTTTGCAAAGGTCCAAGGTTCTTTGCGATAAATGGGGTTTCTTTCGATAAAAAACTGTAATCTACTTTTCGTCATTTTCTAGGACCGACCTCACCCAGTCATCCACCAGGTCAGAAGTGCCTTCTGTTGTATCCTTCAATTGGTTGATGCGCTGATTGATCAGTTCAATTTCCGCATGTAGTTTCGCTAATTTTGCCTCTTCTATTGCTGGATTGTCATTTTTAATCGCTTTCTTTCCCCATTTATCCGGAAATTTCCTTTCCAGTCGCCATGCAGATGCTTGCCAACTTTCCTTGGCAGCTTGGGAAATGATTGCTACATCTCTCACTTCTGCCTCCGCTAATGCCTTTTTTACTGCGTCGGAAAACTCTTTATAAATACCACTTTTTGATTTGGCTCCTTTCTTCAACCATTCATAAAGGGTTGATTTGTGCACCCCTGCAAATGCTGCTGCGGTTTCCATATAATTGCCCATTCTTATGGCATCAACTATCCGTTGACTCAACCCTTGCGTTAATTTCGTTGGTCTGGCCATGTTGTCTCACCGCTTTCTTTCCAGTGAACTCCTCCCATCTCCGAACGATTACATCACAATAAATGGGATCTAACTCCATCGTGTAACAACGTCTGCCGAGCTGTTCACAGGCCATTAACGTAGAACCAGATCCACCAAAGAAATCGAGTACCAATCCATTAACAGGGCTGGAGTTTCGAACAGCTTTTGCACATAAACTAATGGGTTTCATGGTAGGATGGTCCCCGTTTCGTGTTGGCTTATCGAATCGCCAAACCGTTGAATTATCCTCGCTTGACGCATGAATAATTTTAAATTTAGGGACTTCCAACATGACTGTCTTTTCATTTGTCGTAAACGTAAGGTATGTCTTGCCTTTATCTTTTTGGATGGTTAGTGGAGCAACATCTTCAATAGAAGTACTTTGCTTTCGATCACCATGCCAACTATGTGCTGCGCCAGGCTTCCATCCATATAAGATCGGCTCATGCTTCCATTGATAATCCTGTCTACCTAGAATCAGTTGATGTTTCACCCAGATTAAACATTGCTTTAAATCCCAACCAGTTTCCAATAAAGCTGATCGGAAGCTAATACCTTCACTATCCGCATGACAAACGTAGATGGGACCTCCCGCCTTTGTAACGGCATAGTAATTAGCGAAAGCATCATATAGAAAGTGATAAAAATCCTCACTCTTCATATTGTCATTTTTGATCTTAAGCTTCTTCTTAGTTCCACCTTCGTAGTTCACGTTATAAGGTGGATCCGTGAAGACCATATCTGCAAGCTGTCCTTCCATTAACTTTTCTGCATCGGAAAAGATAGTAGCATCTCCACAAATCAAACGATGCTTGCCAAGTATCCAGATATCCCCTGGTTGAGTAATTGATTCATCTACTTCTTCAATGGCAGCATCTACATCGAAGTTATCTTCTTGGACTTCTTTGCTCTCCAAAACACTAGCCATAAGATCGTCGATTTCATCCACATCGAATCCAGTCAGTTCTACATCTAAATCACTGGTATCGATTTCTTCTAATAGATCTTTTAATCTAGGAAGATCCCAATCACCAGATATTTTATTTAAAGCTATATTTAGAGCCTTTTCTCGGTTTTCATCCAGGTCTACAACAGAGCACTCTACCTCTTGGATATCTCGCTCGAGTAAAATTTTATATCGCTGATGGCCACCAACCAAGTTCCCTGTTCTTTGATTCCAGATGAGAGGCTCCACATAGCCAAATTCATGAATCGAGCGTTTTAATTTTTCATATTCAGGATCACCTGGTTGCAAATCTTTTCTCGGATTATATTGGGCAGGGTTTATTTTATCTACGGACACTTTTTGTATTTCCAACTTCAACACCTCACACAAGTAACAAAAGAGCGACTGGCGCGTCGCTCTTTTGTCCATTATTTTTGTTCTGCAATTTTCGCTTTCAAATTTTCAACTTCAAGCTCCAACCCAATGCGCACCTTTACCATTTCAAAGTGCTCCGTTCCTGTAGCTTGCAAGGCTTCCGCCTCTTTTAGCATTGCCTCTGCGATTGCTAGTTCAACCTTAAGCGTGTGTTTTTTCATTTTGCATAACCCCTTTTAAATTTTTTAGAGAAGGCGACTGGCGCGTCGCCTTCCAGTTTAGATCGCTTCGTGCAATTTTTTGGTATAGAGCTTTTGAATCGTTAGGTACTCCAGTTCTATCATCTTCATCTCCAACTTGATCAGGTGGTCGAGATCCTCGGCGCTTAGTTTCCCTGCCACCAATCGATCCAAGTAGGGCTCCACTTCCTTTTGAAGCTCCTTGATTAAATTATCCAAGCTTGTCATTTGCATAACCCCTTATGCCTTATAGATTTAGTTCCCCTTGGGAACATGTTTATATTAACTCTGGAGGGCAAGGAGGTCAAGTAATACTTGACCTTTTTATAGTATCAATTGACCTTTATGAACTAAATATGTCTAGTCTAGCCAGCATCAAGTAAATCAAAGATTCCTGAAAATAAAAAAGACGACTGGCGCGTCGTCTTTGGGAATTTAGTTATCAAGCATGGAAGAAAGCTGACCACCAAGGTCTGAAATTTTGTTGTTAAGAGTTCTAGCTCTTACACCTTTCAGCTCGCTAACCTCCATGCTTAGAATCAAAAGAAAATCTATCAGAGTGGTAACGCGAGCGATCTCCATAGCATTCAAATCGTTGCATCCGATGTAGAATCGAGCGTCTTTCTTGATGCTGTTAAATTCCATTTTTAGCTCATTATATCTTTTCACTTTGCAAAACCCCTTATGCTTATATAATTGTGTCCCTTTGAGACACTTGTATAGTAGCTTTGACTCACTAATAGGTCAAGTATTAATTTACTTTTTATAAGTATTAATTGACTATCCACTTTAAATAGCATAGAATGATCATTGAAAGGAGTGCTCACCATATGAAAACGAAAGAAAAAGTTATCTGCCATTTAGATCGAATCCTCGCTGACAGGAAAATTGCAGGCGAGAAAAAAATAAGCAAGATACAAATAGCCAGAGAGATAGGTATATCCAAGCAGGCCATTTATCAAATTGCAAACAGCGAATTTGTACCTTCCCTATATAACTGTTTAAAAATTGCAAAGATCCTAGAGTGCTCCGTACACGATCTCTGGACGATCGATGAAACTACAAATGACAAAACTGCAAAAGTGGACCAATAAATACAATAAGAAAAGAGCCCTTATGTCAAAGGACTCTTTTCTTAATTTATGGATTGTTCGGACTTATAGCACTTCAAACGACTGGTCATATTTTAATGTTTGTTTATCGGGAATAAAGAACCTAAATGTCTAACAAAAAACAAATCCCAGCACGCGCCAGTGCTAGGATTTAGTCATATATATAAAAGGGTTATGCAAAGAGAACCTATAGTCCATTAAACTGCGTTTGTTCTCGCGATTTATTATAGCACCCTGTTCTTAAGATGTCAGTATCTCTTAGTATATTTTTCCACCAAATATTAATGTACTCCTTATTAGTAGCGCAATCGTATATTAGCTAATTAAATTATATACATCAAATTATTTTAGACATTTCTTTTTTTATTATATTTGTCTAGCATTATTTGCTAATGTACAATTATTGTGTAATTAGAATGGAGGTTTCATAAATGAAAGAAATTAAACCAAAAGGTAAAGTCGTTTGTAACTTAGAAGATATTTTATATCAGCGAAAAAAAGCAGGAAAACCAATCTCTAATCAAACAGAAATGGCCGATGCACTAGGTATGAAAAGACAAAATATAAATCATTTTTGCACAGGAGTAGCTCAAATGCGCCCAGAAATACTTTATAGAGCAGCTTATTTACTCGATGAATCAACAGATATTTTTTATACATTTATACCTGAAGAAGACGAAAGTAAAGAAAGAGCCAAAAAATAAAGGCTCTTTTTTTTGAACAAAAAAGCAAATATAATTATATATGTATAAAAATAATAGACTTATATAATTATATTTGCTATTGTGTAAGTGTACCCACCACATAAGCACATAGGAGGAAACAAATGAACATCCATCATCAAGTAAAAACAATCCTTAAAAGAAAGGTAAACTACCAAAACCAAAAGGAGGTCAAAGAGGTAATACACCTCCTTGGATCTGGACTCAACGAAAAAATATTTAACCTAAGATTCGAAGAAGACAATGAGAAATTCAACAGACGAATGAACACAGATATAAGCCTAGACCACACCCAATATATCGAAGCGGATGGCTTTAACATAAAGGTAGAAGAAGGAAATATCTACCTAGAACCAAAAGGAGAAAAAGGAGGAGGATTATTCTTCACTTATGAAGAACATCCGGTCTCCAGAAACATTATTCTCCAAGCACTCACGAACCCCAACTTCGAAATATAGCCTTGTAGCAAAAAAGCCCGACAACATCGGGTTTTTGCTGTTGATTCTCTTCTCCTTTATCCATTTCTACATTCATAATCCTTCTGAGAGCAGTAAACGTTCATATGTCAGATTTACATATTCCTGTGAAACCTCAAAACCGATATAGTACCGATTATTTTTTTTAGCCATTTTGGCTGTTGTTCCCGAACCCATGAACGGATCCAAAACAATTTCTCCAGCATGTGACCATGATAATATATGATCCTCTGCTAACTTTTCTGGGGAAATGGCAGAATGATTATAAGCAACTTTTTTGATATGGCACCCAGTCCCAGCATCCATCGTTATCCCCTTGCCTAACATTTAAATTAAAGTACAATCCAGTTGGATTTAATACAACCAAATAAACGGCTGTATCATCTACTACACTTGTGATAATAGCAGCACGATCATTGCTCCTATATTCTCCACCTTCCATAAGATTTGTAATATACCTTCCTATTGTTGATTTCATATAAAATCATACCCTCAAAGAAAAAAAGACCACCAAAGTGATCTCTATTTCATCTTTTTCAATGATTTATTCATTTGTCTTTCGTTTGATCGAACTGCTGAGCTATCTACCGTATCAACCCCACGGTAAGTATATTTTGTATTTTGTAAGAAATCAAAAGCAAATTGATCTATTGGCACTTGAAGTTTATCATCATAATGTCGATTAATAACTTCAGATTTAAAAATGTTACTCAGCATATACTCATCGTTCTTGATATCCTTCAAATAATTACCACTAATAAATTCATGCTTAATATACGTTTCAAATTCAGACTGTTCATTTCCTACAATCTGATAATTCTTAGCTAAGATCATTACCTCATCAAATTTTTCTGTTTTCGTTTTATTCGATGTTGCAATCGTCTTTACCTCGTTCTGCCAAATCAAAGGCTTTGAGTCTAATTTAATTTCTAGTGCATCTTTATTTGTTTGATTCTTATCTAGATCAGCTATAAAACCTGCCAATATTAAAAAAACAAAACATAATACTGCATTGATCCATCGCTTACTTAGTTTAACCTTTTTATGCCAGGGTGTAGGGTAGATCAAACCTATTAACCCAAAGATAGTAACAAAGAAAAAAACAACTATTAGTAACTTCAACATAAAATCCCTCCTGTGTATTTCTATTCGACATAGGAAGGATATTTTCATTTTTCATAATAATAAAAAACCCCATCTTCCCTACTCAGTAGCCCACATAGAAACGTAAACCTTCGAGTCGACAGAGTTTAAAGCATCCAATAAGTGAATCTTCTCCGAGGTGATGGATGGTTGTCTACTTATCAGATGCTATCTATATATAGGTGGCAACCGTAAGACAGCTTTCTTAATCAAAAAGATTTCCTTCATAATTAGGGAATTTCTTCACTTCTATCTCATCTATTTCAAGATCGATTATTTCTATTTCGGTGTTATCATCATCTACCAAAATATCTAGTATCAATGAACAACTGCATATGAACTTCATTTCATCAGAACCCGTTTGCATATAATAATCGTCACCTTTATCGCGAAACATATTATACATATAAGTTTCACCATAAATGGTAGTCGCAACATCACATTTTATAACAAATTCATCAAAAACCTTTTCATAATAAAGATTATTTACCGAATCAATATCCATTGATTCAGGATCTAGATAACCGTCTCCTTGATTATCCATATCTTCATTTGCTATAAAATTACACAGTTCCGAATACAAAGTATCAAAGAATTTGTTATTAATAACACTAACAATAGAATTCTCTTCTTCTATCAACTCAGATATACTTTGTTCTAATTCAAGCTCTCCTATTTCAAGCTTTTTCACTTGTTTTCCATGCTTTTCTTCTTTTAAATTTGGCTCATCAAACTTGCATTCAAGTCGTTCTATAGATGGAAGTTCTCCTTTTTCAAATAATTCTTGACTATTACTGAATACTTTAAATCTCTTGGAATCAATTAATAAATCTGGATGGACATTATGGTCTTTTCCCCAAAAATCTTTTTTGTTATTCGTTATAAAATAACAATCATCCAAGTTTTCACTTTCCGCTATTTGAGCATAAGTTAGCCAAATAATAGCATCTCTAAACTCTTCCTTATTATCTGAGAATGGCTTTTTCCTTTTAATTGATCTACCGATTAATTCATTTAATGATATATGATTATAGTCAACCACTGTAATTAATTCTTGCTCTTCTAACTCTGTAATTCTTGCATCAAATTTTTCAATTGAGTCACTAATCTGATATTCAATTTCAGGATATTTAATACTACTATCAAGTCGTTTTAAAGCCTTAATTGTTTTATTTAATTCTTTGATCTCTTTCTTTAATCTCTTCTCTAAATGATTTTTTGTTTCTTCTATTACAACTTGTGAAATATAAATACTGAATTCCATTTCTTCACATAAATCAATTAGCTTTCTTGTATAGTAGCCTTTATCTAAAAACGGATCATCATAAAACAATGTAGTATCTAAAAATATGTTCACACGATTCCCCCTAATTCTCTCTTCTATTTTAACCTAATTTATCTAAAGAAAGCAGCTTCGAACCTTTTTCTGTTATTATCTTTTTTTCTGCTCTCTCAATCATCTTCTGAACTGTTCCTTTTGCTATTCCTAACATACGTGAGATTTCACTAAATGATAAACAATGTCCTCTACTCATGAGATATACTTCTCTTTCTAATGGTGATAATGTACTGAGAGCTACCTCGATCCTAATTTTATCGCTTTTGCTAACCATATTATGCTTCTCTTTATCTATCATCTTGTGTGGATCATTTTGAAAACAGGTTAACTTCTCATCCTTACCTAGACTATAAAAATATTGTTGTATTAGGATTGGATCAAATGGTTTTTCTCGTTGGTATGCTGCTAATCTCTCTACTCCTCTTCGATTACCTGGTCTTCTAGAAGTTTTCATCCATTGAAGGCTATATCGTAAATCACTTTCCATACTTCCAAGTAACTTTCTGTCTTCTTCAGATGCTCCTTCTTTCAACTCTCTTACCTTTTTAAGTGCTTCTTTATATTCATTAATTAAGTCCTGCATCAACATTCACCCCATATGGTATAATAGGAATGAATCAAGCAGATTCCCCACTGTAAGAGTGGGGATTTTTATTTTACGAACGGTAATAATCCTTATCAACCATCTCATGCAAACTATGTTTTAAATAACGACCTGATAAAGTAGAATCAGAAACCCATTCTCCTACTGGAGCATCTTTCATATGGCGGAAAAATCGATAAAATGTTGCATCCATCTTGTCGATCATATGGAGTGCTTCTGCTTCTGGAATAGCTGGTTTGACCGTAGATCCCCATTCTGGTTTTCCATGATGACTGAGAATGATGTGTTTCAGCAGCATGATATCTTCGGTATTGATCACATCCGTTCTCTCTGATACTAGTATCTGATCGATCAAGGTAATTGCTAGATTCATATGGCCAATCAATTGTCCTTCTATTGTATATCCACCTTTCAGCACATCGTTAAGCTCTACTGTCTTTCCAATGTCATGCCAGAGACATCCAGCTAATAATAAATCCAAAGAAAGAAAAGGATAGTGTTTCTGGATCTTCACTGCTAATCCCATCATGGAAACTGTATGCTCGATTAATCCATGTTGTGTTGCATGGTGATACTTACTCGCAGCTGGCTTGGTATAGAAAGCTTTCCATAAACCGTATCCTGTATCTAAAGCACATGCACAAAGCTCCTTCAGATTGACATTTTGGATCATATGAATATATCTCCAAAGTTCATTCTTCATCTCTTCCAAAGGCTTATGGGGAACCTCTAGGATATGAGTCATATCTATTTCGTCTTCTAGGAATAAAATCATATCTTGGAATTTAATCTGGAGACTACCAGCAAACTCTTCCACGATTCCAACTAGCTTTACATATCCACCAGCTTCTAGATTGAAATACATTTGTTTAACATTCTCCCAATCCCAAATCTTCGTACTACAATGGATATATCGATTACGAACTTGAAGATCCAAATACGTTTTTCCAGACTTGGTCAATTTCTCTTCCGTGTTCATAACAACAAAGTAATGATTCACGCTATCTCCTGGTTTTAATATGTTCATGATTTTTCTCCTCTAAGTTCTTTGTAACCCCTACAATCTATACATCTCCTTTTTGGAGGACTGGAAGTATACCAGCAATCTTCTAGATTTTCATGTATACATTTCATTTTTGGATCACTCCAAGTTCACTTTTCAATGCCCAAAATAATTCTTTACTAATTTCCACGTAACAAAGTTCTACTTGTTTATCATCGTTATTAATTGTCAAAAAACAACGAGTTCCTTTTCCACCTTCCAAAACAATCGAAATATCTTTGGAAGATTCAGTTGTCACATCATTAACAGGTTTCATTTTTATCTGTTTTACTATCATCACTAATCATCTCCTTTTATTATTTCTTGAAGTTGATAGGACTCTCAGAAGTTTTGTATTCTATCCTCCAGAAGCTTTTTTATAAATGTGATTATTCATTCTCCATTCCACGTAACTCTGGGCTCTTAGAAATGCTTGGCTAAAAGTTCGATGGCTAGAAAGTTTCTTTTCTGATTTTGGTTTTGGGTTGCCTAGAACCCAAAAAGCTCTCCAAATGATCCAGCTTGTATTTGTTCTAAAAATATAAACAGCAGAATTCACAGTAAAACGCTTTTCATATGCTTCTCCAGGTGCAAGTACTAACCAACCATTTTTATAAGCTAGGTTATCTTCATCCTCATCAAACATGAGATAGAATCTCCTTTACATCTTCTAAGCTATAAACCACCCCTATTATTGCTCCAGCTGCTTCCCACTCTCTTAATTCTTTCAGCTGTAGTTTAGTAGGTTTGTTGCCAGGTCTCTTCACCTCAAATTCAAAGCGTCGCCCATTGATGCAACCAGTGATGTCTGGTTTACCTGCTTTTGAATACATTCCACCATGAGTTTTTTCTGCTTTTATACCTTCCTGCTGATTCAACCAAGTGAGTATCCTTTTCACAATTGCTGATTCTAATGGGACTGTTTTCATCTGGTTATCTCCTTTGTCAACTGCTTGAGTAAATCTATCAATTCATCTAAATGAGGTTTTAAATAACGATCGCGTAACTCTTCATAACTCTCCAAGCTATCCCATGCTAGATTTCCAGTGGGATCAATATCAGGTCGTAACACATACCATGTTCTTCCTTTCTGGATGCGAGTACCTCCACATCGAAGACCATGTAAAACATGGGTTAGATACGGATTTACGGTATAGGATCGAAGTAAAATACATTTCCATAGATGATGATCTTCAGATAGATCCTGTCGAGGGTCTATACAGAAACTCTGATATCCGAAGTTTTCTTTTTCTCTAGATGGAATTAACTGATCTTGAGAGAGATGTTTTGATGCAATTCCCACTTTGAATCCTCCTTCTAGTCCATTTTGTAGTCCATACTTTTTGATAAAACGGACTATTAGTTACCCTTAGAGACACGCGGATTTTATAGACTTATAGTCCGTTTAGTCCGTTTTTTTAGAGGGTAAAGGTAAAAACTTTTTCAGTTGTGTTGTGTGTATCACTTGAACCAAAAGTTGAAACACAGATCAGATGAAAATATATATCTACATTGAATAATTACGGACTAAACGGACTACTAATATATAAATGACTTGATATTACTGACTTCTTTAACAGTCCGTTTGTAGTCCGTTACAGTCCGTTCTAGTCCATTTGCACCATAACAGCAATTACCTTTTCTTGTTTCTTAGTTGTGGAGTTCCATTTACGAACAACGGATCTCTGCGTTTCCTCATTTCCTCTTTTCTCCACTTCGATCCAACCACGTAAAGCCCAATCTCTACGGGTTCTACGTTCATTAAATCCAAGTTCTTTCATGGCATCCTTGAAAGCCTGCGTCCGAACACAAATCACCTTATTATCAATCCATCCGTACCTTTCACGTGCTTCACTATCAATAAAGTAATGTTCTTTGATGGCAAACCAACTCATGAAAGCATCATAGGCTCGTTGAGCATCATCGGTTTCCCATTTCTTATCCAACTTCTCTAAAATACTTTTTCCTAGTCGAATAGCATCTAGAGTGGCACTGTCCTCTTCTTGTCCAAAGAACCAGACATTCATATAGATATCTCCTAAGAGTGTTACAGCTGCAGCAGAAATATGACTGTCGATATTATCTGGGCATTCTTGCTTTAATCGTTCCCGAATATGTTTATAGTCTTCTTTGAAACTATCCGCATTCTCTATCAGTTCTGCTATCACTTTTCGAATGTATACAGGACCCGCAACACCATAAGCATCTTCGGTTGCAATATGCATGTGACTCGCAACATCTTCATCATCAATTGGCTTTCCATATATCTCTAACGTCCTTGATTTGATTCCTCCAGAAGAACTCTCACTACTCAGGGGATCTTCACCAGTTGCAAGGGTTATATTGTGCCAGGTATATTCTGTTTGCAGTTTCCCGTCTCTCGTCGCTCTACCACGACTTTGACCATTGCCCATCATGTATGCAATGGATTCCACGAATCCCTGTTGATCACCGACAACTTGGCGCTCATCAATTCCCATTGGTAAATCGGAGTAAAATGCTGCTTGACGCTCTAAGCTATTTTGTGTGGATCGAAAGGAAGCCATTGTTTTTTCGGGATTTCCCCAAACCGATAAAGCTACTTTGAGAGAAGCTGTTTTCCCTCCACGCGTGCCACCATATGGGTAGATCAAGAAGTTTCGATGTCCAATTATTCGGAGTAAAGGTGATGCAAACGAAGCTGCCAACATGAACCGAGCGATGGGAAATTTTAAGATGGGTCGAAGGTTCTCTGTCCATTTTTCAATCGTTCCTTTGGATTGAAAACGTTGAATCATCGATTTGCTTGTATCAATTTGTATACCGTCTTCTTTCCCTGGAAGAAAACGGTCATAGGAATCATCAACCCATCCCATATGACTAACGGATCTCGTATAACTCATATCTAAGTTGGCAGCATCGAATGCTCCAAGAAATTTAACGATTGATTTTGCATTTTCACTATGTACTGGCAATCCAGTGTCTGCCAGTTTTACGATAGAACTTTTACTCATTGCTACTGATCTTTCTGTGATGATCCTGTTCCATCGATTGTCTCGATAATAAGCAAGCTCAATCTTCTCTTCTTCCGAATCTACGTTTTTCAATCGTTGACTGATAATCAAAGGAACAGGGAAAATGTGTTTTTTCTCATCTGACATGAGTTCCCATATTCCATTCATGTTCATGTTGTATCGATCCGGTTTTTTTAACCCTAGTACTGGCACATCTTCCAGAAAAGAATCCAGCGTTACTTCCTGTTCGTTGTTTCCTACTGCTCGTAAGTTATTTTTCCCAGCTTGTTTGATCGCTCTCTCAAAGTCTTTGAGATTAAAGCTTCGTTTCAGATTGTCTTTGAGTTCTGCTTTTAGCCTGGCGAAATCATTGGCCGATTTTTCTTTTAGCACTCGAAATGCTTCTATATTTTCCTTTTGGTACACAATACCGGGATCATTGGATGCAATAGATTCTTTTACAACCTGTTCGATCTGAGAAAGACTCTCTTCTTCTTTGCTAGGAGTTCCTAAATTGATCGGACTGGTAATAGCACCCCAAACTTCACATCCTTTGCAATACGTTCCACCTGTCAATTCCCAAACTCGTTGACAAGTGACTGGACCAGCATCTTCCACTGCATGGATCAGCTTTTTCTCGGTTTCCTGTTCGCTGTAACCCTTATACGGCTTACTCCATTCATGAGCTAGATTTTCTCCATCCTCGCATCTCCCCAAGATGGACAACATCGCATGCCACTCTGGTTCCGGGAGTGACCTTGCATCATGTTCACAATGCTCCAACCAGCTACATCCTTGATGTATAGGATGGATTTGAGCAAGAGGAAATTCACTCTCGCTCTTCTTTTTTCTACGCTTTTGATAAACCACTGGAGAATGGATCTTAAGCGGATTAAAGAATTTTTTTAGATCATCCCTATGATACGTTGGAATAGTTTTCAGATAGGATAGTAACGTCAATTGGATCACCTTTGTAGTTCAGAGTCCCTGGCACACGAAGTACACGGGCTAAATCTGCAGTATTATCGAGTTTCCATCCCTTCTGAAAGGCATAGTTGCGAATAGTACCTTGAAAATCGGAAAGGCATTGGATACCCTGTTCCCTTATTTCTTCTGTATCCAAAATCCACGGTTCAACAAATTTCCAATAACCATGTAATCCATGACCACTGTTGACCAAAATGGATGGAGGAAGAGGAAATTGCTGTAATAGTTGAATGGCCGCATCTAAATTAGGAGGCAGATCCTTTTGAACATGAGCATCACTTGCAATATCGATATCCATCCAAACTCCTGGCAAAAGTGATACATCCTGAATCGATCCACGTTGCGGTGCAGGTAGTTCCTCTTTGCGTAGAGCAACTCCAAAATAAACATCCCGTTTCATTCTCGCTAATTGAACAGCTGTAGCAGCTGCTTCTTCATAATCGATAACCTCAAACCAATAGGTTTTCTTCCCTTGCTTGGTCCACAGTGTCAGATAACCTTCTTTACAATCTCCGTACATTGCCTCAAAAAAATGAATGGCAACTGTAGTATTCATGCTTCTTCACTCCCTATGACCTTCATGTAAACCGATTCGATTTTCGTCATAGAAATAATCAGCGACTTACCCTCCGTTCTTCCCAATTTGAGAAACACTTCTTGATCCGGATTAAAATGCGATAACTTTTTCCAAACTTCCGTTTTTTCCTGATGAACTGTAATATCAAATTCTGAGCCATCCAGCATCTTAAACAACAACTTTGTTTTCATGACTTTTCTCTCCCTATTAGTCCTAGCAGATTCTTGGTTAGAAAATGGAGAACCCATTGGCTCTCCATTATTTGGCTTAAGCAAAGTCTTCTTCTGATGTTGAGTCGTTAGTTTCACTAACTGTCGGCTCTTCATAATCATCCAGTACATTTTGACGACGAGTGAATTCTTTCATGTCACTGGAATAGATCTTAGACTGTACTTTTTCTTCTGCAGATAGATCTCGAATGACGGCAAATTGTGCTTCACTGTAATCAATTCCATTGGCGTTTTTGCACTTCTTCAAGGTTACTTTCGTTAGAACACCGTGCGTCCTACGACCTTTTCCTACAATTCGTTTGGTTATGAAATTATTGAAATTTTTTAAGCTAGTAGGTGGAAGAGTTAATTCAATAGGCAATCCTTCTCCCTCGCGAAATAGAAACAAACGGCGTTGTGATTTACATGCTTTTCCTTTTCCGTTTCGACCACTATCCCATTGATTCATCGGACACTTGGCACAGTTACCACCTGGATCACCAATACCAATCTTTCCGTCATTGGAGTAGCAGTTTGGTGGAGTGCTCTCTCCAGAAAGTGGATTTTCATAATAGGTCTGAACGGGATAGTGATCGATAATCACTCCGATTAATTCTTTTACCATGTCAGGGCTATCAGGATCGTCTCCAGGTACTTCAAATGCAACTCCACCACCTGATGGAATCTTCACACGATCAAAAGAGAGGTAAACACCATCCATTTCTTCTGCTAACTCTTCATCATTTTGAACAACTGGAAACTGAAACACTTCAACTGGTACCAAAAATTCTTCTGTTTTTGCCATTTCTATTGGCCTCCTTATTTTGCTTTCCGAATGGAAATAGTTTGTTTTTCAAAAACGTGCATCCAATCTTGTATTTCATCTGGTAACTCATCGTTTTCACTTAAAAATTCACGAGCCCAAGATTCTAATGTTCTTGCATTCACATCTTCTTTCACCAAGTCACGATACGGTGATTGCTTCAACCACTCCATGATTTGAGGCTTACATCCAGCTCTTACGCTGGCATGAACTCTGCTGCTGCTATAAAACGTAAATCCACTACGATCAAACTTTCCTACCTCTTCATCTATCATCGACTGAAGTAATCTCGATTGTGCTTGATCTATCCCTTTGTTAATCTCCTTGATTTTTGTTTCCATTTGAGCTTTTTGATCTTTTAATGCTTTCAATTGATCAGCTAACTCGAACACGGTTGATTCCATGTTTCTTTCCCCCTTTAAACAGCTTTCTCCAGTTGTCTACAATGAGATCCGCCATGCTCTTCTTGTTCGCTAGAGCTTCCATCACTTGCTCATCGACTGTATCCTTCACAATCAGGTGAACGTAGGTGCAGTGATTCTTTTGACCAATCCGATGTATCCGCGCTTTTGCCTGGGCATAATCGGCATAGGAATAATCGAGACTATAGAAAATGGCGGTATCTGCTGCGGTTAGGGTCAATCCTTCCCGAACTGCCTTTAACTGCCCTAAGAAAACCTTGCAATTAGGGTCGTTCTGGAACTGATCCACTAAAGCTCCTCTATTGGTGGTTCCTCCTGAGATCCTGACAAAACCAATCTTTTTCTGTTCTAACATTTTCTCAATCGCTTGGATTTCAGGAATGAATCTGGCAAAGACAACTGCCTTTTTACCAGCTGAGATGAGATCATCCATCGTTTCCGCTAATACCTTTTGTTTTGCTTTTGAAACTTGGATAACACCGCCGTCCTCGTCACCTACATAACCGCCAGTAATCTGTGACAGCCTGAGCAGCTTGGTTAAGACCGTACTGGCAGACACAACGCATTTTTCTAACTCCACATAGCTCTCAGATGCTACTTTGTGATAAGTAGAAAGGGCTGTCGATTCTGGTTCACAATAGAGGATCTGATCGGTGAACTCTGGTAAATCCAGCGCATCCTCTTTGGTCACTCGATACGCGACGGCATGAGCTTTTTGAGTGAGTTCATCCAAATTTTTATATCCAATGATTTGGTAATTCTGATAACCGCCCATAGTAGCGTATCTACTGCGGAAACTGTAGAAACTGTTTCCGAAAATGCTAGGATTCAAAAATTTATATTGAGAGAAAAATTCCATCGGCCCATTGGTAATCGGTGTTCCAGTTAGGATAATGCGATAGTTTGCCAAGGTGCCTAGTTTATGGATTTCCTTGCTTTGCTTTGCGGTATGAGACTTAATTCGTTGGGATTCATCCAAGACGATCATCTCTGGTTTCCATTTGCGAAGAACATCATCCATTCGCCAACTTCCCTCGTAGTTGATCACCGCAACCTGTAGAACAGATGAATCCGAATTCCAAGTGGAAATTGTTTGTTTCCGTTTGGTTGTGGAACCTTCCAAGGCTTTTACCTCAAAAGGAAAATCTGCATGTACATCAAATTCTTTGGGCCAAACGGGAACAACAGATGTTGGGGCAATGACAAGTAACTTTCTAACCTCTCTCTGCAAAAATCGAGCTCCTGCGATGGCAATAGTAGTAAGTGTTTTTCCACAACCTTGCTCCATGAGCAAAGCAGTGGAAGGATTCCTCATTCCAAACTCAAATGCCTGAATCTGATGCTGAAACGGCTTGGTTTTGATAGGAAGCATCTATTTTGACCCCTCTCACTAAATTTCCTAACAAGCAAACACAGTCTTCTTGGAGCAACCAGCTAGGTAGATTCTCATCAATTTGTTGCACTGCTTTATATCCTGCCTCTCCCAAGTTGGCTGCTACCACATCAAACTCTGAGACAAACGTCCCTCCTTCCAATGGAATGCGTCTTTCAAAAGTGAATCGATACATAACTCCTCATCTCCTTTTGGCTAATGCCTGTCTGGATTGCTCGATACTATTTATAAAATCTTGAATGGTTCTTTCCAGTTCTTTCTGATTTGTGCAGACTTGCTTTGTTTCTTTGATCCATCGAACAACAAGAATCATTACTATCCCACCCATAACGATCGTTAAGAGCATTTGGGGTCATCTGCCGTAACCATGAAAATCATGTTCGCTTTTTTTAAATAGTCCAAAGTAGATGCGTCCAGTGTGAATGTCTCTCCATTGGATCTTTTGATCTCACAAGTAACTCTCACTATTTCAAACACTTGTCCTAATTCACTAACAAATAAGGAGCCTTCTTTCACATGGATTCCTCCTCGATAACTTCCCAATTGAAATCAATGTAATTGGACATCCACTCCAAATACTTTTGATTGATTACCTCCTGAACTTCAATAGAGTCAAGCCCATCTAACTCTTTATCTGGAATATTCATCGTTTTTAGAGCAGAAATTTTTTGTGGTTCCAAACAAAAAATTTCTTTCATTTTCGAACCCCATCTTTCTTACCATGTAAAGAAAACAGAAATTGAATTCCACAAGCGATGTAACCTAGTACGTTTGATCTAACACCCAGATTTTTCAATTCAAGCATCCTTCGTTCAGGTATGTAATCATAATCAGCCTCAATCCTTGGAGCAATCGTTAGCATTTTAGATATGTCATTCGGTTTTCTAGATTTCTTCATACCGTTACCCCCTATATAAGAAGGGGCAAAACAAGCCCCTATCTGTTTGATTACTGCTCGATGCTTTCTTTTTGTGCTAGGCGATGAATCAGGTAGTGAATCTGTAACTCTGTCATGATCTTCTTAGCAGCTACTTCCAACGCCTGATCGCTCTTGTATCCAATGGTGCTGTTACTTGCCTGACGAAATGCCTTGCCTACAATCTCTACTACCTCATCTATATCAATCATCATTTTCCATTGCTCCTTTGCAGTCACACATGGTATAATAAAAGCCTGTTCAGGGCGTTCTACCATTTGGTGGGGCGCTTTTCTATTGTTTTATAGCCGTACTCTTTTGAAAACTCTTTTGTTGCCTCTTTGCTGTACACTTGTTCTGCTTTGCGTTTCGCTTCCAAGAACTTTTCGATCTCTTTCTGCTTGCGTTTTTCATCATCTGTCCAAACCATTTCCACACCCCCTATAGCTTTTTTAGTTCTTCCAATAGACTTGTGATATCTGCTGATAATCTGCCAGCTTCTTCTGTCTTTCCAGCCTCCATATAAATCGTTACCAGCTCTTGCTTTCGCTCGATCTCGTCTTCGATTGCTTCCCGTTCCAGCCATCTCACCTCCTCCCAGTGGAGATGTGAGCTTATCTGGATTAACATATCGGATATTTGACCGCTAAGCTTTCAATAAATTGTCTACGCTTCTCACTGATTCGATCAGCTTTCTGGATAAGTAGAAGTGATTGATTGATATCAATGAAACCATGTACATATTTCTCGAATGCCTCATTTCGAAGTTCCAATTCTCTATCTTCCAGCTGTTTCAAATGTCGATTCTCTACAACGGTGGTCAATCGTTTGTTGTATCTCGTGTTCATGGTCGTTTGCCCTCCTTTTTCTTCTGCTCCTCTTTCACAGCAGCATCACGAAGATTCTGGATGCTGCCACGTTTGAGGTCTTTCACCTTTGGCGTACCGTTGTACACCTTGCCGATCCGTCCGAACATTGGTTACACCTCCTTCCAATGTCATAAATTAACTAGCAAAGTCATCTGACTTTTGTAATTTCTTTTTCAGCAGATGATAGATATGGCTCTCGATATTTCGTAAACGTTTCAGTTTTTCTTCCTCAGTGATTACAGGAGCAACTATGGTGACTGTTGTATTTCCAAGATGATAAATTTTCTCCACCTCTCCACCTCCAAAATAGAACGAATTTTCCGTCTTGTGTATAAATACATTTTCATGCAAAATATTACAGAGTTGTCAGCTTCCTGTTTTTTTATATCGAGCAGCTTTCTGTGAGTTTTTCTCACATTTAAAGTCAAAAAAAAGTATATTCAGCAATTCTTTTAAACTTATACCTAAGCCTTCAGCCAGTTTCGGAAGTTTTTTGGTCGGGAAGTCAACATCGCCAGTCTCTATCCGAGAATAACCACCAGGAGTCTTTAGTCCAAGAGCTACAGCTATTTTAGCTTGTTTAATCTTTTTTTGTCTTCGATATTGAGCCAAAGCTTCAAGATTCAA